TGAGAACATGGGCGTCTTTCAAAGCCGACTGGATTTCTGCCAAACCAATCCAAAGCGCAAACAAGCAGGCGGCTGTCGAACAGCGCAACCAGGCAGCCGTGGACGAGTGGCTGGCGCAGCAAGGAGAGATTCATGAGAGCAACTGACCAGCAGCAATTTGCCGACATCCTGCGCGACGTGATGGCCTTCTACAAGCAGGACGTCACCCCGTTTGCCTTGTCCGTCTGGTGGCAAGCCTGCCAGCGATTCGACCTTGACCAGGTGCGCAAAGCCCTGACAAGCCACGCCATGGATGCCGAGCGCGGCGTTTTCCCACCGAAGCCTGCCGATCTGGTGCGCAAGCTGGAAGGCACAGCCACCGACCGCGCAATGCTGGCCTGGGGCAAAGCCTACGACGCCATGCAGCGTGTTGGAGCTTACAGCGATGTGGTGTTTGACGATCCGGCCATCCATGCAGCCATCGAGGACTTGGGAGGCTGGCCGAAGGTCTGCCGCAGCGAAACCAAAGAGCTTGGCTACTTGCAGCATAGATTCTGCGAATCGCACCGAGCCTACACTGAGCGCGAGGTTTTCGACTATCCGCGCCTGCTGACAGGAGACCGCAGCCCTGACGAGCTTTATGCAAAGCGCGGCCTGAAGCCACCGAAGCCTGTGGTGATTGGCGATGTCGAGACGGCCAGACTGGTCTACAAGGGTGGCAAAGTCGGCGGCAAGACGGCCATCAGCTTTCACATTACTGACGCGCTTGGAAAGCTGGCGCTGGGTGGAGCATGACATGCACAGCCTGCCAAGCCCACGCACAGAACCCGCTGTCCGGCCAGTATCACTTCGGATGCCTGGAATGCTGCACCCGGCTGGTGCTGAGCACCCGGCCGAACAAACAGGCGGCAGCCGGGATGCTGGCGGCCATCGAGAGGTTCCCGCAGAACCCTGGCCGGGAGCGCATCTTGGAATCCGTCCGCCAGGCATTGACGAAACACCCCTCAGCCTCGACGAGTGCTGGATCGCGGTCCGGGAGTGCCTGACATGACCGAACGCCAACGATTCACCATCTGGGAGCCGGTGCAGGCCCACAAAGTCCTGACGCAGCAAATCTGGCCGCTGCTCAAGTCGCTGCTGATGGCTGGCCACCGCATGGTGGTGGAGATCAAGCCAGAAACCCGCACCCTCGCACAAAATGCGCGTTTGTGGGCGATGTTGACCGATGTGGCCAAGCAGGTCGACTGGTACGGCCGCAAGTTGAGCGCCGAGGAATGGAAGCACGTGATGACCGCCTCGATGACCAAACAGGACGTCGTACCTGGCATCGATGGCGGCTTTGTGGTGCTCGGCAAGTCCACCAGCAAGATGACCAAGCCCGAGATGAGCGAGCTGCAGGACTTGATCGAGGCCTTCGGTGCGCAGCAGGGCGTGCGCTTCACCGCGCCTGAGTACGTTGACCCAGATACCGGAGAGATCACATGAGCAACATCACGCCATTGCGCGGCGCGTCCGTGCCAACCAACGAGCCAAACGCCGCCTTGGTGGCTGCACTCAAAGACATCCTGGCCGACGCTGAATCTGGCCGACTGCAGTCATTCTTTGCCGCAGGCTTTCTGGCCGATGGCCTGCGAATGTCCTGTGTGCTCGGTGACCATTCCAACGTCTACGAGGTGATCGGCTCCATCGAGATGCTGAAGCACCACTACATCACAAACCACACGGAGAGGCTATGACAACAGCCCACGTTCGTTCCATCATGAAGTCGGTCATTGCATCCGGCTTTGACCCGACCGAAATGCAGTGGTTTGACATTTCAGGCGCTGACCTGTCCACCGGCATCAAGATCGACAACCTGACCACCCACCGGCCACCGTTCGAAAAAAGCCTGGTGCTCTGGGCTGGCCAAACCTCAAGCCATGAGCGTTACGAGATGATGATGCTGGCCGCTGGAGACGATCCAGAGGATGGCATCGTTCTCGACTTGAGCAAGGGACAGCCTGGCAAATACACCACCTTCCCGCCGATGGTTTACGCCATCGTGGATGGCCAGATCAAGTACGGCCCCGTCGATGAAGGCCAAGACCTGCCAAGAGATGTGGCCGAGATCATGCTGGCCACCATGTCCAAGTGGCTGGAAAGCATGGACACCGGCTGCGAGTGTTATCAGCCCGTGATAACCGACACCTTCACGAACAGGCGCAAAATCGCTGCAGGCAAAACGCCGACCTACGACTGGCGCACCGTCAAGATCAGCCCAAAGACCGCCAGAGGCGAATCGAAAGGCGGCACACACGCATCCCCAAGGCTGCACGACCGTCGCGGCCATATTCGCAGGCTGGCCAGCGGAAAAAACGTCTGGGTCAAGGCTTGCAAGGTTGGCGATGCCAGCCTGGGCACCGTGTTCCACGATTACAAGATAGAGGCGAAATGACCACAATCGCAGAACGCAAGCACATGAGCCGCGTGGCCGAGCTGGGCTGCGCTGTGTGCCACCGCCTCGGCTACGGCGCGACACCGGCCGAGCTGCACCACCCCAGGCACGGCACCGGCATGGGCCAGCGTGCTAAGCACATGGACGTCATCCCGCTGTGCCCGGAACACCACCGAGGCAACACCGGCGTGCACGGCTTGGGCACTAAGGGCTTTGCCAAGCACTACGGATTCAACGAGGCCGACCTTCTGGCCGATACACTGGAGCGACTGAAATGACCGATCCGACCAAAGACCATAGTCGAGTTTGTCCACAAGGCCGCGCCATGGGCGATAACATTGTGCGCATCACTCAACCATGGATCAAGCACCTTGAAGCCTCTGGCGAGCCTGATGCGCGGTGCAAGTCTTGCGCATTTCGAGCTGGAACTGTGCCCAATGGATGCCTTCAAACCCAGATGGATGTTTTGAAGGCTGTGGTCGAGAAGGTTCCATTCAACTGCCACCAACATGACCGCCAAGGACAGATTTGTCACGGTTGGTTTGCGGCAAGGGTTGCTATTCGGCATGCCGAGGAAGCAAAAGGCCCAATTCCAGTTGCATCATGCCCTTGGGATTTTTCTCCAGAAGATGAGGAGAGCGCGTGAAGATCATCTTGCCATGGCCACACACCGGCCTGTCCCCGAACGCCAGAAACCACTGGGCCAAGACCGCCAAGCTCAAAAAGCAATACCGAGAGGCCTGTTTCTGGCAGGCCATGGAGCAAGGCGCACGCCAGATCCAGTCCGCTAGCCTGCACCTGACCCTGACGTTCTACCCGCCAACCCGCAGGCAGTACGACCTGGACAACGCCCTGGCACGCATGAAAGCCGGTCTCGATGGCCTGGCCGACGTGCTCAAGGTAGACGACAAACACTGGACGCTGACCATCCGCAAGGGCGAGACAGTCGGCGGATTCGTAGAAGTTCACATCGAAAGGCCCACAGAATGAAACTCCCAGACCAGCTCGAAACCATCCAGATCGATGCGCTGATACCCTACGCACGCAACAGCCGGACGCACTCTGACGCGCAGGTGGCGCAGATCGCCTCATCCATCAAGGAATTCGGATTCACGAATCCGGTGCTGATTGACGGGGGGGGGGGGATCATTGCCGGACATGGCCGAGTGCTCGCTGCACGCAAGCTGGGCATGAGCGAGGTTCCATGCATACGACTGGAGCACCTGACAGACGCACAAAAACGCGCTTATGTTATTGCCGACAATCGACTTGCGCTGAACTCCGGCTGGGACACTGAAATGCTCAAGGTGGAGTTTGCCGACCTGCAGGAGCTCGGTTTCGACCTTGAGCTGACCGGCTTCGACCTGGACGAGATCAAGGAGCTGCTGGCACCTGTTGGCACTGAAGGCCTGACCGATCCAGACGACGCCCCACCGCTGCCCGAACACCCGCGCACCGTACCCGGAGACATTTGGGTCATGGGAAAGCACCGCCTCCTATGTGGCGACAGCACCAGCATGGATGACCTTGCCAAACTCTGCGAAGGGCAGCTGGTCGACATGTGGCTGACCGATCCGCCTTACAACGTGGCCTACGAGGGCAAAACAAAGGATGCGCTCAAGATCAAGAACGACGAGATGGGCGACGACCAGTTCCGCCAGTTCTTGCGCGATGCTTACACGGCAGCCGACATGGTGATGAAGCCAGGCGCTGTGTTCTACATCTGGCACGCAGACTCCGAGGGATACAACTTCCGAGGCGCTGCCCAGGATGCAGGCTGGAAAGTCCGCCAGTGCCTGATCTGGAAAAAGTCCAGCATGGTCATGGGCCGCCAGGACTACCACTGGAAGCACGAGCCATGCCTGTACGGCTGGAAGGAAGGAGCCGGGCACCTCTGGGCTGCCGACCGCAAGCAGACCACCATCCTTGAGTTCGAGAAGCCAAGCCGCAACGGAGAGCACCCGACCATGAAGCCGGTGGCCTTGTTTGAGTACCAGCTCCTGAACAACACCAAAGGCGGCGACCAAGTCCTGGATAGCTTCGGCGGCTCCGGCACCACCCTGATCGCAGCCGAGAAGAACGGCCGCGTCGCACGCCTGATGGAACTCGACCCGAAGTATTGCGATGTGATTGTGAAGCGCTGGCAGGATTTCACAGGCAAAATAGCAACTCACGCAGAAACTGGCGAACCTTTCGCGGAGGTTACAAATGGCAAAAACACCTGAAAAATCCACCCGACTGCCTAAAAAAGAGGCAGTTCAACCCAAAAAGAACGGCGGCGCACGTCCTGGCGCTGGCCGTAAACCCTTTGAACCGACCGATGCCGAGCGCAAGCAAGTGGAGGCAATGTCAGGTTATGGCGTGCCGTTTGAACAGATCGCTGCCCTGATTCGGGAAGGCATCTGCATCGACACCTTGCGCGACAAGTTCGCGACCGAACTGGTGAATGGCAAGGCCAAGGCCAACGCCCAGATCGGAAAGGGTATCTTCCAGAAAGCCATGGCAGGCGACACGACCGCGCAGATTTGGTGGTCGAAGTGCCAAATGGGCTGGAAAGAACCGCCCAGACAGCTGGAGCACACTGGAGCCAACGGCGCACCGATTGCCGTGGCCACCCTGGACGTTTCCCAACTTGGCACCGAGGTGCTGGCGCAGATCATGGCCGCAAAAGATGCAACTGACGCAAGCTGACCTGCTGGCCATCGAGCGCGAGCTGTGCAGGCGCAGCTTGGCCGAGTTTGCCAAGCGTGCCTGGCGCGTGCTTGAACCGGCTGCCGAGCTGAAGTGGGGCTGGGCGCTGGACGCCATCTGCTTGCACCTGGAGGCCGTGACCAAGGGCGAGATCAACCGCCTGCTGATGAACGTGCCACCCGGCTCCATGAAGTCCCTGCTGACCGGCGTGATCTGGCCAGCCTGGGAGTGGGGGCCTCGGGACATGCCAGAGATGCGCTTTGTCGGCACGGCCCACGAAGAGCAGCTGGCCATCCGAGACAGCCGACGCTGCCGCGACCTGATCAAGTCCGACTGGTTCCAGAAGCTCTGGCCGATTGAGCTGCTGGCCGATCTGGACGGCAAGCGCGAGTTCGGGAATACCCGCAAAGGCGTGCGCCAGGCCAGAGCCTTCACCAGCATGACCGGCGTGCGTGGCGATCGCGTCATCCTGGACGACCCGATCAGCGCCGACAACGCCAACAGCGCGGCCAAGCTGGAGGCCGCACGCATTGCCTTCACCGAGACCCTGCCGACCCGCGTCAACTCCGACAAGTCGGCCATTGTTGTGATCATGCAACGCCTGAACGAGAAGGACATTTCCGGCGTCATCAAGGAGATGGGCCTGCCTTACACGCACCTGTGCATCCCGATGCGCTTCGAGCCTGAGTTCCGGTGCACCACCAGCATTGGCTGGACTGACCCGCGCACCGTGGAGGGCGAGCTGATGTTCCCCGAGCGCTTTGGTGAGACGCAGGTGGCCGAACTGGAAAAGACCCTGGGCACCTACGGCACAGCCGGACAGCTCCAACAGCGGCCAGCACCACGAGGCGGCGGCATCATCAACACCGACTGGTTCGGTTACTGGTCGCACGTCCCGCAGCTGGAGTTCCGCTTCATCACCGTGGACACGGCCCAAAAGACAGCCGACCACAATGACTGGTCAGTGCTGCAATGTTGGGCACGCTCATCCATTGGCAAGGCTGTCAAGCTCGACCAGGTTCGCGGCAAGTGGGAAGCGCCCGAGCTTCTGGTGCAGACCCGTGCCTTCTGGCTCAAGCACCTGAACGACCCGAGGCCACTGGCCAACGCTGCCACCATGCGCGGCATGTACGTCGAGGACAAGG